GTTAGCCCTGGAAGGTGCCCAGGTTGAGGGAGACGCGAATCTGGTCGCCGAGGGCTGTGGCAGCTTCGAGTGCGACACCGACGGTATTGACGTTGGTGCCTGCAGCAGCGGCAGCCGTGATGACACGGCCGGAGGCATCGGACATCAAGCGAGCACCACGAGCGATGGCGGCGCCAGCCGTAATGTAGGTAATGCCAGACATGGCGATATCGACGCGCTCACCGATGGCGGGCGCGACATCCTGGGTGGCGCCGATCACCAGATCAGCGCCAGCTGCGGCGGCCTGCACTTGGTCGTCGGCAGCAGCGTGCTTGACCAGGGTGTAAGCATTGATTGCGGCGGCAGCCTGGAAGCTTTTCGAAAGCAGAATATTGGACATAAGAAATCTCCAGAGAGGCCGTTAAGCCTGGTTCATGACATGGGCCACGGCAGTGGCGATATCCACCGTACGGCCGGCCTTGGATTCAGTTTCCTGAAACTCAACGGCCTTGCTGTGAATAGCGGTCGGGTCTTCGGCATCAACAGAATCACCGGCAGCAGCACCGTGTTCCTTGAAGTCGACCACCTTGGGGGCCGCCGACAGAAAGTCACGGAAGGCATCGAGACTGGACTTGGTCTGCTTGGCGCTGCCTTCACCGAACTCGACCACACCGGCTTCGCCGGCCAGGTGATCCATGAAGGCCACGGTGAATTCCTTGTGCACCGGCAACAACTTGCCACCGGTCACCAGGGATTCGGCGAATGCAGCGTGCTCGGTGTGACGCGCGGCCGCCTGAGCTTTCTTATCGCGGGCTTCGGCTTCGGCCAGCTTTTGTTTGAGCTGGGCGTTCTCGGCCTCCAGCGCGGCCTTCTGTTCAGGGGTCACTGATGTCTCCTGGTTGATGGAATCGGAAAAAGCAGGGGCCGTGACCGTCTCGTCAGCAGACTCCGAACGAGCCTCCTGCTCAAGGCTGGCCACGGCGTAATCGGGGATGACGCTGTCGGCCTTATCGAGGCCGAACTGGCTGATGATGAAATCGCGCATGCGACGCCACAGCGAGGCGTTCTGGATGTCCGACCAGTCGGCAAATTCGACGACACCTTCTTCCGCATCGGCGAACTCGGGGTTGCGCAGACCCTTGACGGCCGGCGGCTGAGCGCCGAGGAAACCGACATGGCGCAGGTAATAAACACCGGGCACCGGATTCTGCGGCGAGTCGGGGGAATAGAAACTGGCGGAAATTTTCTTGAAGGCGCCACGGCCGACCATTTCGGCAAAGGCCGGATCGACCTGCTGCGGCTCAGCCGATAGGCCATCACCGGCGCTCAGCGACTTGACCCAGCCGTAAGCCGGGGCGTCATGCTTCGGATGACCGACAACCAGGGGCGCTTCATGCTTGGCCGGATCGTAGGCCGCAGCCGAAGCCTGCAAGTCGCCTTCGGAGAACGCCAGCACCGCACCGCTCATCGCGGTATGCGTGCCGGGCTTAAAAATCTGGATGGGCTTGGATGAGTTCATGACCGCCAGTGTGGCGATCACCCCGGGTACAAATAAGGCGGAAAAGCTTCCGCAAGACCTCGGGTTTGTCTTTTCAGAATGCCCCGGCGGGAACGCCCCGTCAACGCCTGGCTGAAAAACTACCTGCTACGCGTGCTAGCAATATGCCCTGGAATGGCGTTAATAGCGCGTTAATTTCAGTTTTCGTTGGGTTGGCAATACGTCCGCCGCGCCCATGCCGTGAAAATCGATTCTAGCGCGTTTCTAGCGGATCACCGTTTTCAGGTATTCCGATACCTCGCCGAGCATGGCCTGCTTCTCTGACGGATAGAGATCCATCGCTGCCGTGATCGGGAAGAATGCCCGGTCCGGAATAGTCGTTCGGTGCCCGCGGCCAGCCTTCCCACCAAAGTGCTGGATGGCGCCGTAGATCATCGTATTGGCCACCATCAGCGTATTGCCATTGACGTCGTAGTGGTTCTGACGCTGCAGGTCATGGGTCAGACCGATGAGCGGTTTCTTGCTGGCCCCGATCGCTGCCCCCTTCTTGGTCACCTTGCCACGCTTGCCGATGCCGCCCTTGGCGCCAATGAAACTGAGCATCGTCGATTCGGCATTGGGCTTCCATCGCTGGCCATCGGGCGCCAGGCTGGTTTCGAAGCGCCGCTTGATCCGTGTCACGCTGCCTTCGCCCAGGATGCGCAGCATGGGGCCCGGGTTTTCGACGTGCTCAGCGACGCGCTTAAACATCTCCGTTAGTTCCTGATCGACGATTTCAGCTTTGACGAACATGGTCTATACTGGCCTTGAGCGGTTGTTTCCAATGGGAACGGTTAAGGACGCGCCAGCGCCGTTATGATCCGGTTCGAATCCGGCGCCGCTCATCTCAGCTTCTTCAGCTTCGGGTTTTTCAGGTCGCCCGCATCGACCACGCCGCCCGTCCGGACAAAGTTGGCCGTCACGGTTTCGCGCTGGCCATTGACCCGCAGCTTGTCACTGTAATTCACCCGTACTACGACCTTTTGCCGCATGTTCTTGTTGTGGGCGCCAAAGGCAAAGAGCAGCGCCTTGTCTTCGGTATCGAGATAGACATCGGCCTCGTCGAAGTGCTTGGGCAGGTTTTCCCAGGTACTGATCGGTAGGGAGGCGCCACGGCCCGCCTTGGTTTCGCGCAGAGCGTGCAGCAGCTCGCTGTCGCGCAGCCAGATAGCGGCGTTATCAGGCGTTACCCCGTGGCTGCTCATGCCCTCGACGAGATCTGGCGGCAAGGTCCAGATGCTTACCGCGTCGCCCTTGGCCTGCAGGTTGGCGGCCGTGCTGGCCACCATCTTCTTCAGGCCGGCGAGCCGATCGGCCTCCAGCATCGGCTTCATCGACTGCCAGAGCGCGGCGCCGATCGGTGCGTTCAGACGGATGAGCTTCTGGTCGATGAACTGCTGCAGGGGCGCCCGGTCATTGGCGCCCGGTGCGTAGTCGAAGCCGCGATCAATACCCAGCGGCGCGCCGGTCTTCGGGTCGATAACGTTCCAGCCCGGCGGGCGCGTACCTTTGCCGATCGCCTGGGCAGCGTCAAATTCGGCCGGGCTGGCGGCCGATATCCAGCAATGGCACTTCCAACCGTTGGGCGCGTAGTGGGTCTGAAACCACTCGTCGTCCCAGGGCAGCGTGATGCCGTTCCAGGCCAAGTGCCACGGACGCGGATGAGTAACGCCGTCCGCATGGTTGTAGCGCCAGAAGGGTTTGACGGCGAGCAGATCGGGGTGGGTCAGCTGCTTGTAACGACCGGCCGCATAGGCGGTCGACATGTTGGTCTGGTAGATGATGTCGGTACGCCAGGCTTCGCCAGCCTTGCTTCCCTCACCAGTCCAGCCCGTCCAGCCATGCTTTCTAACGATGAAGCCGAAATCCTTGCGCCAGGCCCGCAAGCCGGTGCCATCGCTCATGCGCTGAGCCATGGAGTCGTGCAGATCCTGTACCAGGTCGGCCTTCATGGCACCGGCGACGATGAAGGCGCGGTCGTGTGCCGAGCGCTGGATATCGTCCCAGCGCTCCGAGGGCAAATTCAGCTTGGCTTTGAAGAAGTCGAGCTGCGCATCAAACGGCGACTGAAAGCCGGCAGCAAGCATCACTGTCCGTCCGTAACGTCCGCAATGCCCTTGAGTTCAGCCAGCGCGAAGCCAGCGGACATGACCTTGACTAGCTCATCCTGGGGCAGATCGCCGAAGCTGGCCACCATGGACTTCTGCAGGCTGGCCAGGTCAGTAGCCTCGTCGGCCAGCTGCTTGATGCGGGCGATCAGCTTCTGTTCTGCCGCAGCGGCGCGCTTGCCCAGTTGTGCGGTTTCTTCGGCAAGCGGGTTACGCTCGGTGTCACTTTCGGCAAAGTCGGTCGGCACCTGGCCGATAGCCTTGCCAATAGTTTTGACTGGCGGATTGACCGGCTCCCATTCGCCGCCGTAGGCCTCCTCGATCTGCGCCAGCGTCGGCTTGAAACCGATGTCGAAAATGTTCTTGTCACGATCGCTGCGCGCCTTTAGATCCTCGGCCTTCTTCACCTGGCGCCAGATCTTCGGCGGCCGGGCACCTGGGCAGTTATAAGCAGTTAGCCAGGGCGACAGCGTCGCATTCAGCGTTGCTGAGAGCAGATCAGAGTCGGCCTGCACCAGCTCGAGGCGAACCTCTTCGCGGGCGATCGCGGCCGAGGCCAGGGCGCCACCGCTGCCCTTCGAGCCGGGCGACTCACCGAGCACGGCGAAGGTCATTTCCTCGTCCATGTAGCGGCAGAAATCCTCATAGCTGACGGTACCGCCACGCTTGGCTTCGAGCAGCTCGATGATCATCCCATCGGGAATGGTTACACCAGCATCCTGGGCGATGGCGCCCAGGGCAGAGAGCAACTTGTCCTGATCGGTGGGCGACGTACCGTTTGGGTATTTGCCAACTGCTGTCGGGCTGCCGAACTTGTCCAGGAAGGTCAGCCAGAAGGTAATGTCTTTGCGCTTGAAGAGCACCGGCCAGAACAGCCGGGAGCCCAGGCCAAGGCCATACGGGCTGCCATCTTTGGCGCCGAAGGTGTGGGTGATGAACTTGCGTGGCGGGATCTCCTCGCCTGGGATCAGTTGTGCCCAGGTCTTCAGACGCAGCTTGTATTCCTTGTCGAAATTGAAGCGACGCTGGTTGCGCGGGCGGATCTCGCGCACCACGATCTGGTTCAAACGCTTGTCGTAGGCCCACATGATTTCGGCTACAGCAAAACCCTTGAGCAGTGCATCGAGCAGGTTGTAGCAGACCAGGTCGAAGTTGCTGGCCACCACGACCTGTTCGCTCGGGTCATTCTCATCCGGCACGCCGATCGCCAAGAGCGCAGCACGCACCATGTCAGCTGCTTGCACATCACGCGGATCTTCCGAGGCCGGATCAACCTGCCACGGGCGGGCGATCACGGCCAGCTTGCGCTTCTGCAGCAGGCCATAGGCGTGGCAGTCGCGCTCGATCTCATCGTAGATCTTGTAGCTCTTTCCGCTGCCGCGCGTCTCCAGCGTGTCATCCTGCGGGCGCAGGATGCCCTGGAACGCAAGGAATGTAATGTCCTTCTCGACGGTCGCGATTTCGTTGGTGACCGGCGGCTGGGTCATATTTTGTTCTGACATGCTTACTCCATGTAGTCAGCAAAGCGGTCAGCCGAATGACGACCTTGGCCAATGCTTTTGAAATCGAAGGCGCCCGAAACGCCGCGCGTGCTGGCAAGCCGCCAAAGGAGATAGAGCGCCGAGAGGCCGTCGTAGTGATGGCCTGCCTGTTTTTCCGGCCAGGAATCAAGTTGGGCGAGCAGCTGCGTCAACACCGGGCTGAACAGGATGCGCGGCTCGAAGGCATCGTTTATGAACGGCTCCAGGCTGTCGTAGCGCACTTCGGGCGCAACCGACTCAGTGTGGCCGATCAACGGCAATGCCACGCCTTGACGCAGGCCGTTAGTGACGAAGGTCTGCCGGCTATGCTCGTAAGCATTATTGTTTTCGAACATGATTGCCTGGCATTTGAATTCGCGCTGGAACGACACGAGGTCAGCCTCCAGCTTGCTCGGCAGGCGGCGCTTCATGGCCGCGTATTCCACATGTAGACGGGACCGTTCGCGATCCCAGGCGCCGGCCATGATGCACGATGGGTCGGACTGCTGCCCATTGCCCATCGATGGGTCGCAAGCGCCAAACATGATCCAGTGCCAAAGGCGTGAGACGTAGAAACGCACGTTGCTAAACACTTTGTCCTCATCGCTGCGCGGCTCGCCCTGCATTTCGGTACCGAAGGCTCGTGCATTCTTGGCGCGCTGACGCATCAGCCAGAACAGCGAGCGAACCTGCGGCCACGAGATCTCGGCGCCGGCATCCATGTCCACCTTATGCGCCAGGTAGAACAGATAGGATGGCAGCTGCTGCTCCTCAAGTACTTCGCCGCGCCTAGAGGCTTCTTCCTCGGCCGGCTTGTCCTCGTTGAGCATGATCGCCTGACATTCCTCCCACAGATCCATGTGGGTGGGCAGCGCCTCGATAGCACGGAAGTGATGCACTAGGTGGCCGATGGCCTTCTTAGCCCGGCTGATCGGGTCATCCTTGTTGAGGATGGTGCCGACACCGACGAACTTGACCGTGCCATCCGGCGGGCCGAGGTAGTCGACGGCCTTTTCCAGCCAGTCCCAGCGGTTATCGCGCTCGGTTGGGCTCTTGGCTTCCTTGTCGGTGATCAGATCGTCGCCCAGGAGCAACTTGGGGCGGCTGGAGCCGTTGAACGTACCCCGGATCGCCTGCTCGGCGCCAAATGCTTCCATCTTGACGCCAGAGCGCGTCGTGAATTCGCCAATCTTCCACTGCTTGGTAGCGCCGCAGGCTTCCGGAAAATCGAGGTTCAGCGCCTGGTTGTAGAGCAGCTCAGCCTTGACGACTTCAAGCAGCTTGGTCGGCAGCTTGGTTTCGGCGCCAAGCATGGTGATGTAGTCGATGAAATACGGCAGCGGCCAATCGGCTGGCCAGCCGATTTCCTTGCGGATGCTTTCCTTCTGCACCAAGG